CTGAAGCTATTGATAAATTAAACGAAAGCCATGAATGAAATAGAAAAGAAAGCAACAGAAATCGCTGAAAAAATAAGTGGTGTACAACCGAGAAATCCATTTGCAGAAGCTACATTAAAACGATATACTGATTTAATCCTCCAATTCGCCAGAGAAATTGCAGAAGGACAAAGAAATTATGATGCGAGTTTCCCTAATTGTGAATTACTCAAAGTAAATAAATTAATAACCGATAAAACAGAATAGACAAAATTCAGCTTTGAAATGACAGTGATTTTTATTATATTTACAGTGCTTAATCAAATGCAATGCAAATATCAATTTGAAAAAATACCGGATATGGATTTCATGCAGGAAACTGTATGGAGCGGTTTCTGCATTGCAACCGTTAAGCATCCTAAGTCCGGTTCTTTTATTATGGAAACCTGGAAAAATATTAAGGGGTATGAAGGACTTTATCTTGTGTCAAATTTAGGTAGAATAAAGAGCCTTAAAAGACAACGAATAAGAAAAATAGCAACAACAAGAATCGGTTATTGTGTGGTGAACTTGAGTAAAGATGGAATTAAGAAGTTAAAAACTGTACACAGGCTTGTTGCATTAGCTTTTGTGCCTAACCCAGATAATAAACAATGTATTAATCATAAAGATGGGAATAAACTAAATAATAAGATTGAGAATTTGGAGTGGTGTACTCATTCTGAAAACAGTAAACATATGGTTGAGGTTTTGGGTATTAAGCCCCATTTAGGAAAGAAGCACCCCGAAGAAACGAAAAGAAAAATAGGATTTAAGAATTCTAAGTTGACGCTGAATGATATATTGACGATAAAGAAAAGATATGAGTCCGGAGCAACACAGGTTGCGCTTGCGAAGGAATATGATGTACACTATGTTACTATAAACAACGTAATTAACGGCAGACAACTTGCCAGATTTAATTAAAATACTTTGAGATGAAAATGAGAATGATTTACTTCAAGTGGTCACCGGTATCCACGATAGTTTTAATAGTAACAATAGGCTTATTAGCGTATTACATTATCTCTAAAGGAACGGTAAATGTCAGTGGGTTCCTCGGGATAATGATGCTATTCATTGCCAGGGGGATTATGTGGGAGGGCTGGTATATGGAAAAGAACCAAGAGTTACAGGATAAAATCGACTTCCTTCAAACTCAAGTACGATGAAGGTGGTTAAGCAGAATAAGTACATAAGAATAATTGAGGTTCCGGAACCCAGGCATAAGGATTCGGAGTCTCATCTTATATTCAATAAGTCATCCAGTGATGTTATTGGGTGGCTGGAATATTACCCTAAGTGGAGGCAGTATGTTTTTTCCTCAGGGGATAATATCATCTGGAATAACACTTGTCTGGAAACCGTAATTGAATTACTCAATGAACTCAACTCAACAAAGGTACCTGTTCGGAAACCCGGTGATTGATTACCCGGTAAAGTTCGGTAGGTATGGCACACACCAGCGTAATAAGTGGGGTGTATGGCTTATAAACCCAATGCTGAAATTAGGCTCCACCCCCGGGAGGATCTGCAAGGAATGTGATTACTTGATTAAGACCGGCTATCATGGCCGGGTGTACTATAAGTGTCACCTAAGGGGATGCACCAGGGGAGGTCAGACGGACCACCGGCTGAAGTGGCCGGCATGCTCAAAGTTTATACCTAATACAGAATGCCAGGAAAAGATCAAGCTGGAAGAAAGGATGCTCAATAACCAGGAGGGTAGGCATAACCTTATGCTCGGTACTATCGTTTTATGTTCAATAATTTTTTGTGTCTTGATATGGATCTTTACTTGACAAAGGATGATTTTGGCCGGTTCATCCCGGCTTATGGTACTGACTTTGACCTGGCCAAGCGCATAAAGGTTGGGGAAACTGTCAAGGCTGTCGTCACCAGGCCCCGGAATTACGGCTTTCATAAGAAGTATTTTGCCATGATTAGATGTTTCCATCACTGTTTGCACGAAGAACTTGCTGACAGGTATCCTACCAGGGACTCCCTCCTGGTGGCAATTAAGATCCTGGCCGGGCATTTCGATGTAAGTTTCCTTCCGGATGGCACCGAGGTACAGATCCCGAAGTCAATATCATTTGGGGCAATGGATGATTATGCATTCGAAGAATTTTATTCCCGTACCCTGGACATTGGATTAAAATATTTTTTGCGGGACATGGACAAGGAGGAATTTGAACAGGAGATTTTGAATTTCCTGTAATTCATTATATTTGTTTATTCAATGCCGGGATCGTTAAAAAGCGATTTCGGTTTTTATTCACCTAATCCATTTTAATTATGCAGGTTTTTTCAAGTTCGCAGGGATGGCTGATTATTGTATCATACTTTGCTATGGTCATGGTTTTAGCATACCTGTACAGCTATCGTGACAAAATTCGCACGAAGCTGAGTTTTCTTGTAGCGAACCGCACTGTATCAGGATGGCCGGCAGCCTTCTCCATCGCAGCCACCTGGATATGGGCACCCGCTTTATTCATTGCGTCTGAGAAGGCATTTACGCAAGGGATTGCAGGGGTGTTCTGGTTTACGGTTCCAAACATTCTCTGCCTGGCAGTATTCGGTTTTTTTGCTACCAGGATGCGGAACATGGTTCCTGAGGGGTGGACCTTCTCGGATCATATCCGGACTTCTTACTCAAACCGGACTCATAACCTCTACCTGGTGGAGTCATTCGGTTTACAGATTTGCTCCTTTGCCGTTCAATTGTTAGCCGGTGGAGCAATTCTGCATAAATTGACAGGGATCCCGTTTTTCTGGACTACCCTGGCAATGGCTGTTATCCCATTTGTCTATACATACCTTAGGGGTATAAAGGCCAGTATAATGACTGACCTATGGCAAATGGCATGGATAATTTTAGTACTGGTATTGATCCTTCCACCGATATTGGGCCATTCCGGTGACCTGGTTAAGGGCCTGGGTGGATCGAGCGGAACCTTTGATAATTTATTTGGTAAAACGGGGTGGCTGGTGTTCCTTTCCTTTGGGATACCGGCAACGGTGGGATTATTCTCCGGCCCCTTTGGTGATCAAATGTTCTGGCAGCGGGTATGGTCCATCAAGAAGAAGGATGTCAAGAAAAGTTTTCTTCATGCCTCCTGGATCTTTGGGATAGTACCCATAGTTCTGTCCACCCTGGGATTTATTTATGCCGGTAGCGGGGCTGTGAATGTGGATACACAGTTAACCAATGTCCAAGGCCTTATGATGATCACACCAAGTAGATTAATCCTTGTGCTTTTCATGTTTATGATCCTTTCCGGGCTGATATCAACCTGTGATTCTGTGATATGTGCCGTGTCCTCAGTGGTTGGACATGATATTGCCGTGAGGATCCAGGAGAGAAATATTAACAGGAAGGTTAAGCCGGTAGTTATTGCCAGAATGGCAATGGTACTGGTTACTATCCTGGCAATATGTATAGCCAACATACCAGGTATCAAAATTTTGTACTTGTGGCTACTTTACGGGACTCTGAGATCGTCTGTACTCCTTCCGACTATCTACGCTATCTTAAAAATCAGGATGAGTGAGAAGGGCTTATTTTACGGCATTTTGATTTCAATAGTCCTGGGGGTACCGATGTTTGCCATTGGCAAATTTGGCAATCATCTTCCCTGGATACTGGCCGGTACATTTACAACCCTGTTGGCCTCAGGAATTATATCACGACTAAAATTTAAAACATGAAAAAACTAATCATTATCTCCACTATCCTCTTGGTGAGCCTGGCCGTTAATGCCCAGGTTTATGATGGGATAACACAACCTATGAAGTACCGGTTCTGGACCGGTGCAAACTCTAACGGTACGACCTTCAGTTTTGCTGGATATAAGGTTGCACCCAACGCTACCCCCTGGCTGTCCCTTACGGGTGTCACTTGGTACACTTGGCACAACAAGCAGTTTTCCACTATGCTCTGGACTAATCTGAACTACAAAAAGCAGTTCTGGTTTCTTCACCGGGTAGGCTATAATACATTCAGCAAGAAATTCTACCAGACGTACTCCGGAACATGGAAGGCACCAAATAATTTTATGGTAGATTTCACCTGGTCAAATATATGGAAACAGGATGCCGGGTGGCTGGACGGGGATCAACTTCAGTTCCTTGCCGGATATAAGTATAAAAGCCTTATTGTACTCAATGCCGGGTACCGGGTGATAGGTAATGGGCAGGAGGGGTTTATAACAAATTTCAGGTTGATGTTCAATAAGGGTGAAGATGTAACCAACTGGTTGCAGATGAAATATGATTTTACCAACAGGGTGTTTGGATTGAACGTCGCATTTCATTTTAATTAATATTCTGAGGGGGCCATGCGCCCCCTCTTAACTACTATGGCAAAAAAGAAATTCTCCCACAAGGAGATAATAGTTCCTGTCTCAGAACTCAAGGAATTCCCCGGTAACCCAAACAAACATCCGGAGCCTCAGATCCGGGCTATGGCTGAGAACATGAAACGGTTCGGCCAGTACCTACGTATTATTACTGATGAAAATTACCTAATCCTTTCAGGTCATGGGAAAAAGAGATCCCTGGAACTTGCCGGTATGAAGGAGGCTAAGATCAATATGATATCCGGTATGTCTGAGATTGAAAAGAAGGTATTGCTCCTTGCTGATAACCGTATCCAGGAAATGAGTACCATCCATATGCCTGACCTTGAGGCGATAATAAAACAGGCAGCCACCCTGGACATACCAGGCTTTTCCCAGGATTATATTGACTCTGTAATAAATGAACTCACCAGGGACAATTACGGGGTGGATCTCCAGGCTGACATGAATGGCCTCGGGCTTAACAGCCAGGGTCCAGGAGTGGTCGGGCAGATTGACCAGGACACTAACCCTGAGAAGGGAAAAGTATATAAAGAGATTGAATGCCCATACTGCAAAAACCGATTTGAGATATGAAGGATCTATTTACCCCCTTAAAGAATATTCAATTTGTTGATAGGGATACCCTCAAAGCAAATGATTACAATCCTAATAAGGTACTGGAAAGAAACCTTGAATTACTTGAGAAGTCCATCCTCAGTAACGGCTTTTGTTTTCCCCTGGTGGTAAGACAGGACATGACAATCATTGATGGTTTTCACCGGTGGCTGATAGCAGGGAGAGATCCCCTAAAAACACTCCTGGGGAACAAGGTACCTATAGTTATTGTCCAGCATGAAGATAAGGCCAAGGATGTTTATGGGACCATAACATTCAACCGGGCCCGAGGCACTCACCTACTGGAACCTATGGAGCGGATAGTCCAGGGGCTATTGAAGGACGGTAAGACCGTGAAAGAGATCAGCAACCACCTGGGGATGCGCCCTGAAGAAGTGTACCGGCTTACAAAAATGGACAGGGAGGCATTTCTCAATATCATGCTTAAGGGTGAGAAGATCCCCTCCCGGGCGAGGAAGATAACGAACACCAGGCAAACGTCATGATACGTCAGGTTTACTTAAAAATAAATGTTTTTACAGCAGCCAGGAAAAGGCTTATAAAGTTCTTCCAGGACTACCCCGTACTTTTCTTTTCATACTCCGGAGGGAAGGACTCAGCGGTGGTCAGTCACATGATCAGGGGCCTGATCAATGAGGGGCTTATTGATCGAAGTAAACTGCTTGTGAACTTCTTCGACGAGGAAGCTATTTACCCTTGCGTTGAGAGAGTGGTCCTACAGGAGAGAAATGAGTATTTGAAATTGGGGGTGAAGTTTTACTGGTGGTGCCTGGAATTCAAGCATTACAATTGCCTCAACCAGCTAACCAGTGATGAAACCTTCATCTGTTGGGATGCCAGGAAGAAATCAGTCTGGTGTAGGCCCAAACCGGAATTTGCATTAAACTATCACAGGGACTTTAAACTCGGTATGAATTACCAGACCTGGTCAGACAGGGCCTTTGGAAAGTATTACAATATTATAGGAATACGGGCCAATGAATCTGTCCAGCGGTTATCTGCATTCAGTAAGATTGTCAAGAACACCCCGAAGGTGCTTTATCCTATTTATGATTGGAAGTTAAAAGACGTGTGGTTGTATATAAAGAAGTACCAAGTGCCCATCCCTGACGCTTATATGTACCTGTATAAGGTAGGGGTGTCCGGTGAGGCGTTACGTATAAGCCAGTTCTTCAGCATCGATACAATACGGAGCCTACCCAAGGTGTTTGAATTCTACCCAGGCCTGTATGAATCTATTCTCAAGCGTGAACCTAACGTTGAACTGGCAGCCCTCTACTTTGAAACTGATATGTTCCGGTCAACTAAGCAAAATAAGAAATTCAAAAAGGAGGATGACTATATCGGTAAGTTCAAAAAGGAATTTTCGAGAGCAATTCAACACCCTGACTCATTCCCTGGTTTTTATAATGCTAAGTTTTTACTCAGAACAATACTATGGGAGGATCCCGTTGCATATAAAATGATGTATCAGATCCTGGTGGCCGGTGATCCAAAGAACAGACTTACCAGGTCATGTCAGATGCATATCTCGGGTAAACACTCCCTTGCTAAAGAAGTAATGGAGCGTCCATAAATTATGTCTAAAGGTGAAAAAGGCAAAGGAGGCAGGCCCCCCGTCGAACTCGATGAGAGGCAGAAGCAACTTGTATTGTACTATGCCAGGAATGGAGTTCCGACAAAGCATCTCGCTGAGTTACTGGGTATTTCGCGTTCCGCCTTTTATAATATTCTCCGCAGAGATCCTGAGGTTTATGCACTTTATAGACAGGGTGTCCTTCTTGCGAATGTTGCTGTCAGTAATTGGCTGTTTGAATCTTGCAAGCCGGTGGTCAAGCAAATACCATTGATAGATGCTGACGGCAACCAAGTTATAGATCCAGGAACCGGTGAACCAAAGTTCTATGAACAGGTAGTACAGCGGGGATCTATTGAGGCTCAAAAGTTCTGGCTCCGGACACGGGCAGGATGGAAGGACCGGTTCTATATTGAGCATACTCCACCGGTAGAGGATGATGATTTAGATGAACTTGAAATTTTACCAGATGAGGACATTAGAACCATCGTTGAAATTGGTCGAAAACTGGAAGGCTTACGAGAGGAAGATCGCGAGGAAATATCTGATTGAGTTTATCCAGTACATGAAACCGGGGCTGGCATATCGCGCTCAATGGTTTCATAAGGTTATCTGTGAGAAAATAGATGCATTGATCCGTGGAGATTTTTACAGGTTGATGATCTTTACACCCCCGCAACACGGAAAATCTGAAATTGTATCCAGGATGCTCCCAGCCTTTCTCCTGGGTCTGGATCCTGATACCAAAATGACGGTGGCCTCCTATGCTCAATCCCTGGCCAGGCAATTTAACCGTGAAACTCAAAGAATAATTGACAGTGAACGTTACCGGGCCATATTTCCAAGGAGCATACTTGCCGGCATGGACACTATTGATACAGACAGTTTCCGGTCAGTGACCAGGACGGCCAGTGCATTTGAAATGCATGAGGCCTTAGGAGGGCTTGTGAGTGTAGGTGTGGGGTCAGGCCTTACAGGTAGGCCAGTGGACTTCGGGATAATAGATGACCCCGTAAAGGACGCTGATCAGGCCTACAGTGAAGTTTACCGGGATAAAGTATGGGAGTGGTACACTCACGTCCTTAAAACCAGGCTACACAATGAGAGTAAAATTGCATTCACAATGACCAGGTGGCATGATGATGACCTGGCCGGTAGAATAGAGAAGATTCAGGATGAAAGCGAAGAACGCTGGGAAACGATTATTTTCCCAGCTATAAAAGAAGGCCCCCCTAATCAACATGATCCTCGCTATGAGGGTGAGGCCCTATGGGAAGAACGACACTCAGCAAAGAGAATCCTGGCTGTGAAGAAAATTTCAGAAAAGGTATTCAATTCCCTGTATCAACAGGTCCCGGCCCCGAAGGAAGGGAACCGTATTAAGGAAAAATGGTTCGGGAGGTTTTTACTTAGTGACCTGGAACACCGGGCCTATGATCATGACAAGGAAATCATTTGGGATTTTACAATAGATGGAGCATATACTGACAAGGATATTAATGATCCTACTGCAATTCTGGCCTTCTGCAGGATCTTTAATTGCATGTATGTCCGGGAGGTGGCTGTGGTAAGGATGGAAATGCCTGATCTTTTACGTTTCATACCTGAATTTGTATATCGAAATGGATATAAGGAAACTTCCCGTATATGGATTGAACCTAATGCCTCCGGCAGATCAGTGGCGCAGATGGTAAAGGCAAATACCAAATTAAATATTATAATTGATAAGGCCCCGGAGATAAGCAAGGAGGCCAGGGTAGAGAAGTGTTCCCCTTACATGGAATCGGGTAGGGTGTTCCTGCTTGAGGGAGGATCCTGGGTAAATGACTATCTTTATGAATTAAAAATGTTTTCCAACACCAAGCACGACGACCAGGTGGATGTTACCACGATGGCCATTGACAAGGACTTTGACTTTTCATCTGAAATATATGACATGGCTACTATTTAATAACTCTCATTAAATTAAACTATTATGATTTTAAATGACCAAAAAAGGAAGGAACTCGGGGGGCATTTCAATATACTCCTGGACACGTATGTTTCAAAGTACGGCAAGGCTAAAAAGGAAGTGGCCGAAAGGCTTAACTTCCATCCTATGTACATTTCCATGTCCCGGAATCAACTGCAATGGGCTAAGCTACCCCAGAGATTTTGGGAATTGTTGGATGAAATATGCGGGTCGGGTATGTCACTGGCTGAATATCTCAAGGATAAGCCACCGGCTAAAGACAACAGGATGGACGTAGGATATAAACGGCCAGAGAAAAAGGAAACTGATAAGGAACCGGAACCGGCTCCACCAGGTGAAGAATTAAAACCATTTGAGGCAGTCACAAGGGCTATAAAGGAAAATAAAATGGACGGGAATAAAGCTGAAGGTATTATAAAGATACTGGCCCCAATAGCCTACCCTAATAAGGCCATGCTCACCAACCGTCAGCTGGAGGATTTATATAATAAACTCAATGGAGTGTCAAAGGAGGATATTGAAAGGCTCCTGGACACTGGATGTGTGCGTGTTCCTGAGATGAAACAGAGTGTAAAGATAGACCTGGAACTCAACCTGGTATTAAAACTTAATGGAAAGGAGATAACTGTATGAGCAAACTTGAACTCGATCCTGAACAGATCTGTAAAGTGATGGAAAAATTACCTGCCTTGATTGACAAGCGGGTATTCCTCTCGAGGTATTACTTCGAGGTTTTAACTGACGTGGAATTCACAACCCTATGGTATATGCCGGGGCTGGAGATCATGGTCAGTAAGCGTACCCGTATGTATATTGAACAGCGCAGGAGGGCCTTAGGCCTGGTAAAAACCAAGCATAACAGGGACGTAATACTCAAGGCATGAAATATTATTCCAAGATACCCCGGTCAGAAAGGCTATGGATTGACTGGATTGCCAGCAGTATCAACCGCATAATCTTTTGGGTGGCCCGGAGAATAGCCCTCAGTGAAAGTAAGGCTCACGGTGGGATGAGATATTATGTACTGGACGTATTTGACTCATACATGATCGTTTCCTCGAGGGAGAAACGGGATATCGACATGAAGATGCCCAAGGGGAAGAAGATGAATTTTGCTGAATTGATGAGGTCCCAGGTGTATATTACCCCTCACACGTAAAAAATTTACATAAGGATATTGAGCATTATTGCGTAAATTGTTCACATTATTAATAAATCAAAATCATGACAAACGAATCAACAAGCCCCGAGGAAAAGATTTTAACAGCCCTGGAATCAGCCCAGGCCTTACTTGATAAGGGAGCATTCGCTAAGGCTGAAAAGCTAATAAAGGATCTGGATCCGGATGTAGAGGAAGTTCAGAAGATGAAAGTTCTCATTCACCAGGCCAGGTCGGAAAAGAGGGCAAAGGCGAAGAAAATTGAAAAGCCCCAAAAGAAAAAGGTCAAGGCCTCCGCTCCCAGGACAGTAACCCATGAATCCATACTTGAAAGTTTTGAGAAGCTGGATGCTGATCTGTCTGTACTGGAATCAAGGCAGAGGAATATTCAGAAACCTTTCCGTCATGTTTTTTTCACCCGACGGAGGCTTGAGGTTATCGCATTAAATTTCAAAAAGGCAACAATGAGGCGAGTCCGATGATTATAATTACCATTGACAGCAAGCCTTACCATGCAGTGTACCGGTGGGAGGATCTGTCCCTGGGAAAATTCATCGAACTCTCACGTATAGAAATGCCGGAGAAATTGAAGGCCTTGTACGTTACAAGCGCCTCGATGAATACACCTGATGCCAGGGACAAAAAAAAGGCCAGGGAGGGCTATAAAATAGCCTCAGAGGCCATCCTTCCGGCAGACCTGCGTAAGCATTTCCCTGAATATTATGGTAAGGTTATAGGGCTATTGTCAGATATCCCTAAAGAAGTGATTGACATAATGGATGCTGAATTGAGGGCTACCCTGTATGATAATTATTTCAAAGGCTTTGTAATGTCCCTGGTATATAATTCGCCGGTGGATATCCTGGGAGGTAAAATCATTGAGTATAATCCTCCGGAGGTTACCAGTTTTGAAATAGGTGGAGAGGAATTCTTTTTCCCTGAATCATTAAAGATAGGAGGTGACCTGGTACCTATGGCCCATGAATCCATCCTGTCATTTTCAGAGGCCTCAGAAATTGACCTGGCCATACAAGATTTAATGGATGAGGGGGTAAGTAAGTTCCCGCTATTCATGGCCGTGTATTGCAGGAAAAAAAATGAACAATACAGTGAGGGAATGGTTTTGGAACGTGAGCCTTTATTTAACAATGTGACAATGGATATAGCCTGGTCGCTTTTTTTTTACACAGGAAAACTTATAACCGCCTTATCTCGCAGTTTAGCATTATTTTCAAGGGAGGCAGTTCGTCAAGTAATAAGAGGTCAAGTGGACTTATTAACTTCGGGATCCGGGGGCTGATATATGAGGTTGCCCAGGAGGGGGCCTATGGTCCTATCCCTGAGGTAGAGGCTGTAAAGCTATATGATTTTTTTAACTACCTGGCTTATGAACGGACACAAAAGCAAAGCGTTGAAAACCTATACCGAAGCGGATCTCTTAAAAGAAAAGGTTAAGTTACTGGATCTTATTCTTGGGGGCCTATGCTCCAAGGAATTAAACCAGGACGGCAGGGACTTCGTAAACAGGCTTAAGTACAGATTTAACAAAACCCTGGAAAATGAATTTAACAACCCTTAAGGCGAGGCTGGAAGTAGTCACCGGCACAGATATTCAAAAAGTAACTTTTGATTTTGAGGATGCCCTGAACCGGGATCTCGATAAAGAGTATCCTATGGTATTTTGGGATATTGATAATTCCGCATTCACAAAGAACATAAGTGATGGAAAGGAAACTTTTGTGGCCAACGTCTTTATAGTAGGGCCGTTTGATCATGACGCTGATGATAAGTTCACCAGGTGGGATGAATTGATTGATGACCTCGAGGCTTACCTGGTGGTAGTCTCAAACCTTGCAGATATCTCCCTGGGATCCCTGAACGTGGAAAAGGAACTTTACCCTGCGGGGATACTCTCGGTGGATGACGAGATAGGGGTACGTTATCGAGTAACCTGGAAATTATGGTGCTGACCAAGGAAGAAATATTAGAACCCCTGGAGATCCTACTTCGTGATGAATTACGTAAGGAATGGGTTGCCCAGGGTCACAGTATGGGAGGTAAGGCCATCGAGGAAATTGATTTTGTGTCAAAAGCTACAGCTGACACATTCTCCCTGGAAGTCTGGCTACCTAACTATGGTTACTTCCTGGATAAGGGCGTGAAGGCAGAGCAAATACCATTCTCAGGCCGTTCTGGACATGGAGGGAAGTCGGCATATATTCAGGGCCTTATTCGATATGTACAAAAGAGGATGGGAATTCAGGAACTATCTGAGGCAAAGAGCGTGGCCTTTGCCATAGCCCATACTCATAAGCGCGAGGGTATGCCCTCTATCGGATCTGAACGTTTCTCAAAAACAGGGGAGCGGACCAGGTGGTTCACCAACATCACTGAGCGCAAGGAGTCACTGATCAGGCAGACTATCTACCGGCTGGTGGAGTTAGTCTTAATGAAAAATTGGGATAAGATGTTAAATAAGTATATTCAACTTTATAAATCTGTTTGATATGGCACTCACCAGAAACACCAGTCCAGAGGTATTCGATAACAGCGGTAAGTTCAATGTAACAACCTCACTTACTGAGGGGGCCAGCTACCAGAACTTACGGATCCGTGCTGACCTTTATTATAAGGGTGTGGTTCTGGCTACAATAGAGCAACCTAAAGGCCTCGACGATTGGGACTTCGGTGGTATTCTACGTAGGCTATGTTCCCATTGGAGACCACCCTTAAATTCTACTTCAGTATCATTATTGCCAAAGATAAACAGCTACACCAATAAGATAACCGGCTGGACAAATGACGGTGTGGACCCCTTCAGCGTGCATACTACCGTAGGGGCAAGATTTACACAACTGGAAAAGACTCCTGCCGGGGCTGCAAAGACGGCCTCAAATAATATCTCAGTAGTTGCCGGCAGATATTATGCCTTTTGCATTTATGACTATGATCTTACCTCCGGAGAGCATCTTACTGTAACATTCGATGACGGGACGGCAAGCGGGTGGGATAATAATGTCATAGTATTGAATGCTGAATATGGTATTTACTTATTCATGTGTCGTACCACAACAGCCACCGGGAAGATTTACCTGGAAAACCAGGCCGGTGATACAGTGGTTATTAATGAGGTACGCTGCTATTGCCTTGAGATAGATCCGGAAACTGATGACTATTTCGGGTTCAGCGCTCCCTATACAGTTCAATTTACTGAGGTTTATGAAGATGTCTCAGACGTAACCACTGAGGGGGCTACTGAGGATACTGAGGTATTCAGTTTTTTTAATGTCAGGGGGGTATTAGATGACTATGTATGTGACGGGACAGCTAAGAAGTTACTTATATCTGCCCTTGATGATGAATGGCCATACTTTGGAGGAAACAGGGATATCACTATTGATGCAGAATTACATATCATCGGTATAACAAAGAAGTATTACCAGGGACTTGCCTATGAAACCAGTGGGAATCCCGGGGTATGGGCTCACGGGGACTATGCATACCCAGCCTTGGGGTACTTTGCAGTAATACTACATAGGGGGCACGGGGCATTTGCAGCTACCCCTTTAGTTTCCTATGCTCATATAAGGATGTACGATGAGGACGGGTACTTAGGGGGTAATGCCATAACCAGGGAATATTATATACCCACAGTCTCAAGGATAGTTGACACAAGCAAACACCTTCACCTATGCTGGAATAACTACATTGGCGGTATTCAACAATGGACATTCCTGGCTGGATTTGATGAGTCAAAGTTCGGGGTTAGGGATCTATATAAAGATAATGAGGGTAGAAATAAGGTGTTCAGTTCAGTGAGGGGAACGAGGCAAATACTACATTCCCATTATATCAGTGATGCCCAGGCTAAAGCCCTTGCTGAGTGTGTGGCCAGTGAGGATGCATACCTGGTTGATGATACCAATGCAGAACGGAATGAAGTTTTTATTGTTCCGGATAGCCTGGTGGCCGTAAAAAACGGGGATCTCTCATCTATATCCATTGAGATAGAAATTATTCACCCGGAAGATTGGTCATGAATGCCAAGCTTTACATAGGAACTGACCTTATCGACCTGGGATCCCAGGAGATAAATGTAATGTTTCAAGTCGTAGATTATAAGAATATCTTTGAATTTAGTCAGAGAAACAGGTCTTATACCATAGGCATACGCATGACCTCTGGTAATGAAAAGATATTTAATTTCCTAAATACCCCCTCTGTACTTACTGAAAAGGCCGGGGATGCACGCTTGTATGTCAATAACCTTGAAATAATACGGGGTGCAATAAAAGTCCTGTCTATAAATCGGATTGAGATTAAGATAATAATTACCGGGGATAACTTTCTTGAATCACTTCGGGGTAAGTCTATCCGGGAACTTGATCTTTCAGCAAGTGATCACGCTTTCACCAAGGCAAATGTACTGGCCTCATGGTCTGGATCATATAATGTTTACAGATATCCTATGATAAATTTTGCCATGTTGATGTCCGGGGAAACCGGTTATACGGCAAGCTGGTTACCGAATGATTTTATTCCATTTTTTAGGGTACAGGATATCATGGAATTAATATTCAGTCAGTTTGGTATAGGTACTTCAGGAGCCTTTACCAGCCACCTCGATGACACTTCATATTATAAGAATATGTATATCTCCGGGGCTGAGGCCAGGGCAGATGAGGCCTTTATCAAAGGTAAGAACCTTGATGTTCTACCAGCCTTGGACACAGAAAATCAATCGCAAACGGTAATAGCTGATACAGACACCTCCCCTGCGGTACTACTTGCAGACCCCGTTAGTTTTAATACTGAAACTGAGGATGAAGGGAATGACTTTGCCTCAGATGTTTATACTGTCCCGGAGGAGGGGACATACCGGTTTCTGGCCAGGGTACAGATCCGCATCGATGGACAGTTCCAGGGCCTCACCAGGACAGATGCCTATTATGAATTGAAGATACGGCATTATGACGGGGCCACAACCGTAACCCTGGCAGAAACAACTGACACCGGTGTTGCCCTGGATCTCGATGCAAGGGTCGTTGACGTGGACTCTGGATGGGTACACCTCGAGGCCGGGGATACAATTCATATCCGGTACCATGCCTGGGAGGAACTGACAAATAATACCGGCAGTTCAAAGACTGTAACTCATTACCTTCAAGCCACAACCTCGTATTTAAAAAATGACTGGTCATCGAATAACCTTTACACCGGCTTGAATAAACAGGTAGTGGTTGCTGAGGTTCTTCCGGATATAGATCAACTGGATTTTGTTAAGGGGGTTATTCACCTGGTTAATGGTAGGTTATTTCATGACCACCGGAGGCGAGTTACCGTATTTGAGGATGGAGACACCTTCATAAAAGGCTTTGGCACTGTATCAAATGCTGAAAGGATAATTGATATAACTAACTGGATTGATTATACTGAGCCTATTGAACAGGATCCAGTGATGAAAAACTACGCCAATAACCTTGCAATACAATGGAAGGAAGATACGGGAGACTACGCTTACACCAGCTATAAAAATATTAACGGTATTCCGCACAGGAAGGACATTGATTTTGAGAGCAGCTATGCAAAACAGGAGGCCAATGTAATATATAATCCAGTGTTCGCATCCACCGTTGAAGGGCAGAAACAGGATATGTCCCTATACACTGTAAACATACCCCGGATATTCGGTAATGAAAAACTCGATGAGACTCATGGCGTACCCCTGCGCAGGCCAATAGGTTTTATGCCCAGGCTTGTTTACTGGAATGGATTGACAGCCGGGTTCACCTGGTATTATGACGGGGATACAAAAACCACTTACCCCAAGGTACACTGTCCGGATTGGAGTACATCACCTAACCCGTATTTTACATACTACATGGACACTATCAGATATCTTCAATATGGGAAGATCTTGACCCTGGTAATGTTACCCCCTCCTGAATTTATGTCACAGTTCCTGGGCGTAGTGAATACCGAGGGTGAGTCAAGTGTAACCGATGCCAGTGAAAAGGAGGCTTTCAGGGCTATCTACCAGGCAAAGATTGAAGGGGTGTATGTTCAGATGTTCCTCAATAGGATTATCTTTGACGGTGTCAGGGCGCAGTGTGAATTCTTGATAAAACATTAAACTATGGCTGAGAAAATATTAGCATTCCGGATTGATGTTGAGGGTACCAGTAAGGAGGCTGATGCCATATCCCGCATTGACATTGAACTTAATAAACTCAATGAGGAAAGGCGTGAGGCCATAGTCCTGTCAAAGAAAGAAGGGGAGGCCGGGGAGAAGGCCAGGGTGAAACTCGCTCAACTCAGTTCACAGACCAAGGATCTGCAAGTCAAGAAGGCTGAATTAAACCGGGTGGAGAGAGCATCGGCCAGGGAATTTAAGGCCACCGGTGGCTCAATGGAACAGCTTAGGGCCAGAACAGCGAAACTCAGGGCTGAGATCAATCAACTGGATATCTCTGACAAGAAGAACCTGGCCACCCTCAGGGCAAAAAAACTTGAGATCACAGCCAATACAAAAAAGATCCGTGATTTTGACCGGTCCATCTCTGGATCCTCTACCCTGGTGGGTGAGTATTCCAGAGGCCTCGTTAATGGATTCAGGGGCATTGGTATAGCCTTAGTCGGGGTGCTGGCCAGTGTGAGGTTACTATCAAATGCAGTACGGTCAGTTACCAATGACTTTGCTAAGTTTGAGACCGGGCAAATGGCTGTCCAGGGGTTGCTCGATGAGCAAAATAATCTTATTGCCGGGCAGACCATAGACATAATGAAGTCTTACGGCCTTGAAACACAGGATACGAATAAAGCCCTATTTGATGCTGTCAGTGCCGGGGTGGAAGCTGGGAAGTCTAATATGTTTATGGCTGAGGCCTCAAAATTGGCCCTTGGTGGCGTAACATCACTGTCAACTGCGGTGGATGGGATGACCACAATAATAAATTCTTATCACCTGGCCACCGATGACGCTAACCAGGTTGCCAGCGCCTTCTTTTCTGCACAAAAGTTTGGTAAGACTACAGTTGAAGAACTCAGTAAGTCAGTTGGTAGGGCAGCCCCGGTAGCAAAGCAGCTTGATGTAACCTACCAGGAGCTACTTGCTACCTATGCCATACTTACAAAAAACGGTATCGCTACTGAGGAGGCAGGAACGGCAATTCGCTCAATGATGGTAGCCCTTCAGAAGACCTCAAAGGAACAGCGTGACGCCTTTGATCGCCTGGGGATCTCTTATGGAGCCACCAATGTTAAGGCTGAGGGATTTTTTAATATTATGTCACAGATCCAGCAGGCCGTAGCTGCCGGTGATGCTGAACTTATTGAATTGATCCCAAATATTCGGGCACTCACCGGGGCGGGTACCCTGGGAGCGGAAGCCCTGGCTGAATATGATGAGATCCTGAAGGTTGTGAATGAGGACTACGGGGAGGGATCGAGCCTGGCTAAAGCCTTTGCCCTGCAACAAAATAGCGTAAGGAACTACATGGACCGGCTCGGGGCCAGTTTCAGGGCTGGACGTATTGCCTTGGGGAGTTTCCTTGCCCCCTTACTCAAGGGTTTTGTTGATATTGTGGCTCCAATAAAAAGGGCCAGTGATAGCATCCGGGAGCAGAAATATGAACTAAACGCCCTGGTGAAGTCAGCCACCTCAGTACTGGCCTCAGATGAGTCAAGGATACGAACCATAAAACAGATCCAGGAACAGTACCCTGATTTTTTAAAGAACATTGATGCTGAGACAATATCAAATGACCAGCTTGCAACGGCCCTGGCAAAAGCTAATACTGAATATGATAAGCGGATAAAGTATGAGATTGCCAAGGAGGTTTATGAGATCCAGAAGACAGCCATAGCTGAGTTGATCATCGAGGAAGGAAATCTCATTAAGGTTTACGAGAATGCCCTTGAGGCCAAGAAGGAAGTAAGCAATGAGGAAGTTAATTTACTATCCACAGCCATACGGAATAAGGCCATAATCCAGGAGCAAACTATCCCTAAGGCCCTGGAGCGTAACAGGGCTAAGCAGGCAGAAATGAATGAGGCTATTGAAAAGTCCATACAGCTGATATCTGAAATGAATATCGTGTCAGCCGGTGGCGAACCTGGGGGCGGGGGTGAGGATCCAGATGATAAGAAAAAAAGATTAAGTGAGGAAGAAAAAAAGCGGTTAGTAAAAATTGCTGAACTCAGGTTACAGATCCAGCGTCAAACAGCGGACTCAGAGATAGCCATTATCCAGGACCGGTATGACCGGGAATTTTATAAGGAAGTTGAATCATACCAGCGATTTGTCGAGGACATGAAAGCGAAGGCTGTTGAATACCCTGAACTGCAAAAAGAAATAGATGCCGTCCTCGAGGCTGTGGCCATTGAACATGAGATTAATCTGCAGGAGATTATACTTGAGGGCCAGGAGGAACAGCATAAAATTAGAATGGAAAAGGATAAGGAGGCTGAGGAACAGCAAAAGGCCACCTGGGATAAGCGGGTACGTATTGCTGAGTTTGCACACCAGGCCATATCGGAACTTTTCTCCGTACTGCATGACAGCTACATGCAACAAAAGGCCATTGAACTTGAGCAGGCCGGGGATAATGAAAAAAGACGGGAGGAAATTGAGCGCAAGTATGCCAGAAAAATGAAGATAATAAATATAGGCCAGGCAATAATGAATGGAGCGCTTGCAGTAACTAAGGCCCTGGCTCATGGACTACCAATATGGAAATGGATAGAGGTTGGGCTGATCGGGGCTACCACCCTGGCACAGACAGCCATTATTGCAGCCCAAAAATTTGCCACCAGTGGAAAGGTTAAGCCTGGGTATGAACTCCCGGGATCCTCCAAGGGTGAGGATAACACCCTGGCCCTTGTTAAGCCTGGGGAAGTAATCCTTAATGAGAGGCACCAGGCCTTACTTGGTGGCCCTATGGCCTTCAAACGTATAGGAGTACCGGGCTTTGCCGGTAGTGGACTGGTAGGGGGGGCATTACCCCCGGTACAGGATGCCGGTAATATCAGTATTGAGTCTTTCACTCGCGGGATCTCAGCCGTCCTTGGGGATCTCCGGGTGGTACTTAATGTTAATGAACTGCACTCAGCAGAAGATGAACTTGCCATTATAACTGAAACGCTATGATAGACATAAAGGTACGTACGGCCTCACTGTTAAAAGAAAACATCGGTATCAGTGAGGACACTACCCAGGCCCTGTTCGATATAGGGGTGCTGGATGAAGGCACCTGCAGAAGGGTGCTGGTAAGGGAGGAATTTCTTTCAAAGAACCAGACTCTTCGAAAAACTGAATTAAAAATAGCACTGGCAGAGAAGTACTGTGTCAGTTTTTCAACCGTTGAAAAGTACATTTCCGGAACGTAAAAAATGTGCGCAAAACATATTTGTTAAATCCTTAAACTTGTAATGATGAAAAAGAAACTCCTTTTTGAATCACCCTGGATGACCGCGAATGAGGTTATTCGTGACATTGAGAATAAGGCTACAAAGGTTGTGGAGATTGATATTGACGGTGTTATCGGAGACCGTTGGGATGAAGAAGAAGCTAAGGCCATACTCACCAAAGAAACAATGCGCAAGGAACTTAAGGCCCTTGCGGAATTGAAGGCTGAAAAGATCATCGTAAACATTAATTCACCAGGCGGGTCCGTGGCTCACGGCATATCCATTCATGATCTACTGGCTCAGCACCAGGCTGAGATAGTAACCCGTGTTACAGGCATGACAGCCTCCATAGCAACCGTTATTGTCCAGGCCGGGGACACCAGGGAGATATCTGACAATGGATTACTCCTGGCCCATCATGCCATGTACGGGATAATGGGAGGATTCAACCAGCTACAATTAAAGGAGTTAATTGATGATCTGGCAGTCTTTGACAATAAGATCATAAATATTTTTGAAAAACGGGGTGTGGAGAAAGACCCGCTCTTAGAGGTAATGGATGCTCAAACCGGCTATGGACGCTGGATGAATGCCCAGGAAGCTAAGGAGATAGGTTTTGTGGACTCCATCTTTGAGCCTATGAAGGCCGTAGCTATGGTAGATCCGGACACCCTGAAAGCATTACACTTACCTGAAATCCCATCAAATTTTATAAACATGGAAACAAAGAAAAAAGATGAAACCACTGATGACAGTAACAAAACGTTACTTGATCAGATCAAGGACCTGATCTCTAAAGTCATCCCTGCAAAGGATGATAAAGGGGAAGAAAAGGCCCCGGAGATCCCTACTGACCTGGCTGACCAATTGAAAGGATTTGAGGAAAGGCTTACCGGCCTCGAGCAGACCAATACAGACCTTACCTCACAGGTTGAAACCCTCACCGCTGACCTAAAAACGAGGACAGAAGAACTTGATGCCTCCCGTATTACCGTGAAAGAACTTGAGACGAAACTTACCCAGGGCAAGGCCGGTTCAACAAAGATCCCTGGAGTGGACGGCCAGGAGGATAAGGATGACCTCAAAGTGGGTGAGGAGTCAAAGTCACTGGAGAATGATCTGGCCTCATTGAGATCACAAATGGCAGTGGTTCATCCATAATTAACCCGATTTGTAAAACCAAAAATCAAAACAATGAAACGTTTACTTTCTATTTTATTCAAACTTATCGGGGTAGTAATTCTGATACTCTGGATTGCATCCCCTGACATTATGGCTGACCCAGGTATCATTTTCGGGTCAACATTCATCACTACCTCAATAACCTGGGGAGGGAAAGAAAACCTGGACTACTTCTTGAAACCGATGTTTATCGGTCAATCTCCCTGGGAGACTCAAGGAGTACGGGTAATACCTAATGTACAGAGTTCACAAAAGCTGAACTATTTCGGTACGGTACAGAAGATCCTCAAAGCCTATGCTAAGGGATTCTCCGCTGCCAGCGGAACTACATATACCCAGCGTACCCTTACCGTCCATAGGATGAAGGCTGAAGCTGCTGATGATGCCCTGGACTTCTATCAAACTGTATTTGAAACAGGCCTCCGCACCGATGACTGGAATAACCTTGACGGGACGATGCTCAAGCAGATCATCATAACCCTATACCAAAATGCCGTAAGGAGTGACGTGTTCAGGCAGTTCTGGCTCAATGACGCTTATAAGGAGACAGTATCCAGTGGAGTCATTACCGGTACTGCAGACGTTGATTATAACGTCTTTGACGGTATGTGGAGACTACTCATGGACAATGCCAGCACCACCCCAACAGCCGGCACCCATATTTTCAGGCACACTGTAAGTGATGCTGCAGTAGCCCAGGTGAATACCGTAACCCTAACGGGTACCGGAGGAACAGCAAATGTTACTGTTGGAGGGGTGGCTTACCTGGCGACTTTTGTTACCAGTATAGCCGTTACCTCAGCTGCCTTTGTGGCCCTTCATGCTGCTGCCCTTGCTCTCAGGGAGATAACATTGACCGGTACTACCACCCTGATATTTACTTCAGAAGTCCCTGGCCAGCCCATCCCTACGCCAACTGTTGCAACCGTTTCGGGTGACCTTACCGGCACGAATGCTGCTACCACAGCAAACACTGCACCTACAGCCCTGGCTTCCGGGGAAAGTGAAGATATCTTCCTGGCCCTGTATGTTGGAGCCAATAAGGTGCTTAAGGCCATAGAGCCAGGAAAGAAAGTTCTTTTAGTTGCTGACTTAGTGCTGGAAAACTATATAACCTACCTTGAGTCCCTGGCAACGGAGCGGTCACATATCCTACTTGAAGACGGTAAGCAGTGGTACACATACAGGGGTATCCGTATCATAGCCCCGGGATGGGATGTACACCTGGAGGCAGACTTCCCTCAAGCCAGTGGCACCCTTCATGCCTACCCTCACAGGGTTATTTATACTACAGTGGATAACCTGGTGCTGGGACTTGATGCCATGAGCCAGTTTAATGAAACAAAAATGTGGTACAACCCGGATGAGGAAGAAAACCGTTTCCGGAGTAAGCTGGTGATGGGCTGTAACTACGTCCACCCGGATTACACTGCAGTTGCTTATTAATAAGGAGGGATCATGAAAAATATTAAGGCAATATTTTTATTTATAGGGGTACTCGCGATACTGGCCTTTGTTATGGCCATGTTTGAGCAGATCATCCCTGCCGGGGTAACCCTGGGTTTTGCCCTGGCCGTGTACTCCAAGGCTTGTACCAAAAACGTTGGCGGGAACTCAGCGATTTATATCACTGAGGCTGCTAACCCCGCAACCATAGCCGTTACTGCAGGAGAGATTTCAACCTTAACAATGGGATCCGGAAAAACCTTCCATCAGTTACAGGCTGATATTGACACTATCATCCGGGTAGAGGAAGGTGAAGGTGTGGGTGCTAATATGAAGTACAGCCACCGTGTAGAGGCGAAATTTTCTAAGCCGGCAGTCGCTCTTAGCACCCTCCGGGATGCCATAGCAGGAGCCTCACCCTGCGGAATGCTGGCCATAGTCACTGATGGTAATGGAACTTCATGGCTCGTTGGTTACAATGAAACTGATGGTTTTGAACGGCCCCTGAGGCTTGTTCAGGACACCTTTAATTCAGGGGGTAGCCCCGTCGATGAGGATGGCCAGGTGGTAGGGATAATCCTCGGTGTGGACACCGGGTATATTGACCTGCCATTTGACTCAACTCTCGGGGGTACAATAACTGCAGGAACCGCACCCTTTATAACCTACGCATAATGATAGTCGTTAAAAGCGAATACAGGAATAAGGGTGTTGTTGTCCACCTCAGGCGGTCCTCAGGAGGGGTGATGAAGATTGAACTGGACTCAGCTGATAAGGTTCAATTGAAGGCCCTCAAGGATGCCGGCTATGAGGGTGTCGAGGACTCCATTGGTAAGAAACCGGCAAGCCAGTAAGGTTCTTTTCATAGTAGTTAGGTTTAGTGAATGAGGGGGTGAGGTTTGATGTCCTCTCCCCCTCTTTTAATATCAAACAACATGGAAGATACACAACCAATACTGGTAAACTCAGCCCTTCTCGGGCCTGGAACAGATGTTAAGCCCTGGTCACCGGTTAACTTAACCACCAAGGATTATATACCCTTCGGGTCAGATAACCTTTTCCCTCAGGCCCTGGCCCTGTTTTCCCGCACCAGCCCTAACCACCGGGGAGTTATCAACTCCAAGAATGTTTACCTGGGAGGGAAAGGCTTTGCCTCTCCAAAAAAAGACACCTGGTTAATTGATAACTTCATTGAAAAGTGTAACTATGAAGGGGAAAGCCTTGATGAGGTTCAGCGTAAATTCTTCCTCGATGAGAATTCCACCGGGAATGTCTGGATAGAATTGATCACTGACCGCAACCGATCCTTCCTTTGGGTGAACCACCTGGACAGCACAAAGGCACGTAAGTCCAAAGATACCGATGAGATCATCCTTCATCCGGACTGGTACCGGGATACCGGGATAAGCGATAAGCACCGCAGGAGGCTACCCCTCTACCCTAATTTTAAGCCTGACTCTGAGGACGGCTTTTCAGCCCTGAGGTGCGTGTACCATAAGTTCAATTATGAACCGGAATTCACCAATTACGGGATCCCCTGGTGGTTGGCAGGAAAAGACTCTGTGCAGATTGACCTTAAGACCGGGAAATGGAACCTGGCCAGGCTGATAAACGCCTTCCGTCTTTCCGGAATAATGTTTGTTCCTGTAAAGGATGCTGAGGAAAGTAAAACTGTTATCAAGAAACTACGGGATGACTACACCGGTGAGGGCAACCAGGATAAACTTCTGGTGGTAACCAAATCCCGGGCCAGTCAATCAGAAAAGGCTGACCAGGTACAGCTTGTAAACAATAAGACTGAGGATGAAGGCTCCTGGCTGAAACTGCATGAGATGTCAGTGAGTGATATCATTGTGGCTCACTCCTGGTATAGGGCCTTATCCGGGATTGTTGATAACTCAGGCTTTGACACACAGCGGATCCTTAATGAGTATAATGTTGCACTAAGCACCTACATTCAGCCCAAGCAGGAAGAATGGACAAAGCTTTATGTAAAACTATTCCGTGAGGTTATAAACAGGGATATTGAGTTAACTGTTAATAACTCACCCCCGGTAGATACCGATGACGGGATGTTCCTATGGGAACTACGTAAACAGAAGGGCCTTGACTACAATGAGAATGATGTGAAACAACAAAAGATCATTTATAATGGCAGCCTTTTTGACTAAAACAGAAGTGGTCACCCTGGCCTTCACCCGAGGGGTGGACACAAAGAAGATCGAGGACGGGCTGATTGAGTCCATACAGGAAAAGCATATAAGGCCCATCCTGGGGAATGACTTCTTTGAGGCTGTACTTGCCACCCCTGGGGATTACTCCACCCTACTGACATACCTCAAGAATGTGATTGCATGGTATGTGAGGTATTATATCCTCCCGGACGTGTACCTGGATATATCCTCAACCGGTGTGTCTCAGATCCAGGGACGGGGAAGGACCAATGCAACCGGCACTCAAGTGAGCAGGGCGCAGGATCATGCCCTGGAAACAGTAAGGCTACATATTAACCGGCTCACTCAATACCTCAATGATAATTCAGATGACTATCCGAATTATTTTCTGGCTGGGAATGCTGACAATCGAATAACTATTGCCGGGGGTATAATCTTTGAAGATGACTCCCGCCTCACTGAGGATGATGATTATACACAGTTTTTAATATGACTATCGATCTTCCATATAATCTATTCCAGGGACAGACCGTAACCATCGTCGGGGGTGGCCCGAGCCTAAAGGGATTTGATTTCTCCCGTATTCAGCAACCGGCCATAGGTATCAACTATTCCGTGGAATACCATGACAGCGTTATGCTGGTGGCCATTGATAGGATGTTTCATAAGAAGGAGCGATCCCTGGTAGATAGTTACATGGGTTATAAGGTCACCTGTAATGAAACAGAGGACCGGAGTTTCATTAAGGCCACCCTGGATCCGGACTACCATAACCGCAACCTGGACTGGCATGTAATGAAGGTTAACCTCAGCGGGTATTTTGCCCTGGCCCTTGCACTCCAGCTGAGGGCCTTCCGGGTCTTTCTCCTGGGCTTTGACGGCGGATATGATACCCAGGCCCCAAGATTTCATGGGCATGCTTATAAAGGCTTAAAAACGGGCGATTACTATAATGTAAACCGGTATTATGATTTCTTTCATGGCAAGCCGGTGGTAAATGTAGGCCTGGACTCAAAGATAAAATGTTTTACACGGCTCCCGTTAAACTCGAACTTTTATGAATATAGAGCAGTCAGAAAAACTGAAGTATGAACGGATATGGAAGGGTCGCAGTTACAGATCCCGCTCAGCCGTACCATTCGCGTACTGGCTTATGGATGGAATGCACATCCAGGGACCGGCTCTTGAAATAGGATGCGGGGACGGGGCCACAATGGAGATCCTGAAAAATCATGGTATTGACGTTCATGGCTGTGATATAACTCTGGCCGGGTATAAGGGTAGCGGGTATGTTATGGAGTGTCCTGCCTGGGATCTACTGTATGGAGATAAGGAATTTAACTGTACATTCTCCACTGATACCCTGGAGCATATACCCCCGGAAAAAGTTCTGGCCACCGTGAATGAGATTATCCGGGTAACCCGTAAGGTAACCATTCACCAGGTAGCCACCTTCGAAATGGGAAACGAGCACCTTACCGTTAAGAAATGTTCCTGGTGGGAAAACTTGTTTGAGTCAAAAGGAATTGAGGTAATAATTTTAGAAAGGAAAAAATAATGGCACACCTTGACCCTTCAAGCGATAATAAACTGACCATAAAGGAACAGCTAACGTCTTCTACTTACGTTAACCTGGCCATAACCTACGCTAACGTTGTAGCCTATCTTTATGATTTGGCAAATACTATTATAAAAAAATGGAGCCGTGAAACTCAATCCGGTTATGAAACACTTTACGCCCCGGATGTTTATACCTTGGAATTTTATATTGAAAGGGGAGATCTTGATGACTATCAGGCAAAGAAAGTAAGGCTGGAAATAAAGACCGTAGAGACGGTTGCCTCACGTGGACTGGAAGATGATGAAGAACACCTGCTGGGTAGCCAGGTTCTGATTGTTGGTGAATCAAATATGGGAGGCGCATCATGAGTGTTGTATTAACCATAGAAAGCCGGGCAATTGAATTGACTGTGAATGAAGTAAACTTTGAGATCATAAGGGGTACTCATAATTCAAGCCTTGCAGGGGGCAGCGATACGGAGATTCAATATAATGACGGTGGATCCTTTGCTGGTGACGACGCTAATACCTGGGATAAGTCTACGCATACTCATCGCCTGGGTACAGACTCACAGGATGCTGTTGAAAGAATTACAGGTAAAGCTTATGTGGATCCTGAAGCTGTCACTTTTGCTGATCCCCTGAATTGTGATTGTACGAAATCGAACAATCATACGGCAACGCTCACCGGGGATACTACCATTAATCTCACAAACCTTTCTGCTGGGATGAGCGGGGTGATTGCACTTTTGAACGATGGAGTTGGCAGTCACTCATTAACACTTGGAGCAGCCTTTACAAAGGAGCTTAACGGCTCGGATACTTACGATGATACCGCTGATAAGTATAACCTGATCAGCTGGTATTACGACGGGACCAATGTATTTTATACGATATGTAACGAGGCATGACCTTTCCGCATCACATAATAGGCCTGTTAAAAAAGAGTTCGGGGTGGACTCTCTGCCCTGAATATGAAGCGGTGTATAACTCTTATATAACAAAGCCAAGCGATCCGGATGCGGAGGTCGACAATGCTATGGTACTTGGCTGGGTAAATGACGGTGTTTGGGTAAAAAAAGACGGTCTTTGGGTATTTGCCAATCACGTTGCCGGGGCAGACAGTTTGCGGAATTGGAAATCGCCATCAGGAACGCTTGCCACAGCATACAATTCTCCGGTACATGGAATTTGGGAAGGATATACCGGCAATGGCTCAAATGCTTATATAGATCTGAACTGGATACCTTCTGTTAATGGGGTGAATTATCAGCTTAATAGTGCGAGTATGCTTTTGTACACAAGAACAAATGTTACATCTGATGGATCACATGGAACGAATTATAATACTGATAATAAAAATCTCGAAATAAATCCAAGAAGTTCTTCTAATAATGCTTGGGGGAAATGTAATAATACAACTCTTCTTTATTATGCAAATACTGATGGTAGAGGGATGTATGCAATTAGTCGTACGGCATCTGATTTGACAACACTATATAAAAATAAGGTTGCTATTAAAACAGCAACAAATATTCCAATCGGATTACCCACTAAATCAATTTACTGCCTTGCTTATAATGATGATGGTGTAGCTGCAGGATTCAGGGCAGATCAAGTTTCGGTAATTGCTTTAGGGTTAGGATTAACCCAAACAGACATAGACAACATAACAGACAGATTTCAAACACGCATGACATATCACGGAACACAGGTATGAAATGGATAGTATTAACACCGGAACAAGCTGTAAAGTACAGGCAGTATAAAATGACTCCCTGGTGGGGAATAGACCCTATCCAGACAAAAGATGGGCGGTGGGTTTTAAGGGAAGATCAGATAGGAGAACTGGAAGGGTTTAAAATGGAACAAAAAATTACTTTACAGAAATTTGAGGATAATGATTTAGATTTAATTGCAGATTTTAAAACTATACGTAATATTATCGAACTTACAAAAGCAGACTTCCCGGAACCAGAAATTGAATTAGTAGAAACACCAATAATACCAAAAAAATCATGAAATCATTTTTAGGAAGAATGTCAGTAGCTAACGGGATCCGTCTTGAGACAGGTACCGCAGCCGTAACAAGGAGAATAGTAGGGCTTATTATCCGCACTGACACAGTTATAGCTGCCTGGACAGCCAAGGACGCTAATGGACGCACTATTGACCTGGTGGCCCTGTTTAATATCTCAGGGGTTACTCTGTATAATACAGATCCGGCATTTGTGATCCCAGGCAACCTTGAGCATATCAGTTACACCCTGACCAGCGGGACGGTTTGGGAAATAATGGCATAATGAAAAGGATATCCATAACGGCAATACTTCTGTTTCTGGCCCTGGCTACAGTTTTTCCGCAAACGAGAACGGGGACCGGTATAGGGCTATTTAATCGCTTAAGGGATAGGTTGCTTAAAAGTAATGCAGCGCCAATAGCTATTAATTTAAGCACCATAGGGAATGCCCTGACAGATTCAACTCTATATCTGGATTGGACTTATTTTGATGCCAATGGAGATGTTGAAGGAACAGGCCTATTTAAGTGGTACCGGAATGGAGTAGCTACTGATTCCACCCGGCAGTATTATTTATTAAGTTCGCCAGACTCAGGCTATCACATAAGGCCCTCAGTTATACCGGTGGCCCTAACCGGCCAGACACACGGTATCGAAACATTTTCTGATAGTGTGGGGCCTATTTTGACTTACATTCCCCGAGATACTTTTTATGTCTCTACAACGGGGGATAATGGGGCCAATGGAATGACTACTGGTACACCCTGGCAGACGCTTCAATATGCCAATGACAATGCTTCAGCTGGTGCGGTCATAGCTTTAAAGAAAGGTGATGAATTCTCAGATGCCATTGCCATAAGAATAGATCGTGGCGGTACTGAAGGCAAGCCAACAGAATGGAATGGTTCAATTTGGGGTAGCGGTGCGAATGCTATTATTTCAACTGCCGGAAGTCGAGGTGGAGGCGAAAATGTTGCTTTAGTACATATCTCTGGTGGGTGTGAATATCTCACATTTCAGAATATAACAGTAGACGGTAACAACCAAATATGTTTTGGAATTGTCATTGGTTCATATACCGGGACATTCTCTCCCAATCTTGTTCAGAATAATGAAAACAATATCACTATTCAAGATTGCTATGTGACGAATATTGGGGATGGCAGTGCATATCTGCCTGGAATAATTGCTCAAACATGGAATACTGATATCTCAAATATAACTATACAGAGAAATACTATCGATAGTGTTGGCTCTCATGCCATCTCGTTTTATCCTGCCACTGATGCTGATGGCGCACCATATATAGGTGAAATAAGTGATTCTTATATAGGGTACAATACTATAAGTAATTTTAGGGAATATACTTCTAATGTTGGCTATGGGATACATATCAACAACAAAACAACAAACACAATAGTTGAACATAATACTATCGGTGATGGTGCCGGATCACAACTTGCTTTGGATCAAAATGAGGTTACAGCAGGTTATTTCCCAACAAATATAACGATAAGGTATAATTTACTTACCGGAAACATTGCTGCTGCTTGGCCTTTATTATTTGAGGTAGGGCAGGCAGTTAGTTGTGATGTATACGGTAATATAATAAGAAAAACAGCAGGAGATGATAGTGGAGGAGGAATATGGATATTTAATCATGGAGCCAGGACGTCAGAAGGTGCAGATATGAATTTCTATTTTAATACAATCTATTTAGCCGGAGGCAGAGGAATTATTGATATGTCTGATTGGGCAAGTGTGGTTGATTTCAAGAACAATATTATATATAGTGATGGAGTAGATGATTGTGTTGAAATTTCAACATCAGGATCAATGACTCACAGCTATAATTCATATTTTATGTCCGGTGGTGATTTAGTACCTACAATAGATAATAATGGTACTACTTGGAATTTGAGTCAGGTTGTTGCAAATTGGGAAGCTACTGCCATAGTTTCCGATCCTACATTTACCGTAGAATTTACCAATTTACACTACCAGACAGGCTCACCTGTTGATGGAGCAGGGGTAACTATTTCCGGGATAACAGAAGATATGGAAGGCACGGAGATGACCGAACCGCCAGACATAGGAGCACTTCATTCAATAGTCGATCCTTAAAATTATGCCTGAAACAAGAGCAAAAATAAAAGAATACCTTGCAATTAGTATCAGTGTATTGGCAATATTAGCTGCTATTGGAACATACACAAACAGTAAAGCCCAAAAGGCAATATTTGAGTATAAGGTTGAGCAGAATGAAAAGGAAATAGCCGTATTGAAGGCAAAGACTGAACATATCCCTGTAATGCAGACCGATATTAAAAATGTTGCTAAAGACGTCGATGAAATAAAAGATATTGTTGAAATGATCAGGGATAAATTAATACCAGTACATTGAAATACTTGATATTAATAGTATCTTTACATAGCCTCAGCTGATTCAGTAAAGAGGGACACAACACTGAGTGATACAATAAAAGAGGACACACTATATGTATTGCATAAGGCCCAGATAAAAAACGTTCAATCTAACATGGATAGTCTTAAAGCAGATCTAAGTAAAATTATCGAGTACCTTGAAAATAGTCCAATAAAAAAGAAGTAACATGAAAACCTGGAAAGACATTTATCAGTATGCCCTGGGGGCGTTGGTTGTTATCGCATTTGTGGTCATTTTAATATTGATGATCTTCAAAGAACCTGGGGATAACCAGGTACTTAATACTATGGTAGGGGCCTTTGCCTCCGGAGTAATAATGGTAATAACGTATTTCTTTGGATCCAGTAAGGGGAGTAATGATAAAAATGAAATGATTAAGAATGGCAGGTGACCCATGAGAACAATAAACCTTGCTGTATGGCACTGTTCCGCAGATGAGGCGGGGGTGGATCACCCCCTGGATTATTATGATAAGATGCACCGGGAGAAAAGAGGATTCCGGAAGGTGGGTTATCATATAATCATTCACCCTGACGGCTCCGTGGAATTTGGCCGGGAGATATGGGAGATAGGTGCTCACGCCAAAGGGTATAATCGTAACTCCATAGGGATAATGTATGTTGGGGGCTTAGAGAAAGGATCCAAAACCCATGACCGGCCTAACGGTACCCCTAAGGATACCCGTACACCGGCACAGCGCAAGACCATGAAGGATCTTAAGCGGTATCTGGATTATATGTATTCAGGAATTAAGCATGTCGGACACCGGGATCTCTCCGTGGATCTGAACGGTGACGGGGTGATATCCCCTGGGGAATGGATGAAGGCCTGTCCATGTTTCGACGTAGCAACAGAGTTATGAAAAATATTTCAATCATATTGCTGTCCCTGGTGATGACCTCCTGCATGACACAACGCAGGGTTTACCGGTATATAAGGGAACACCCGCTGCCTTCCACCAGTGATACGCTGATCAGGGAAGTGGTCAGGGACACTATTATTTACCGGGACACAACGATCTATATTACTTTACCTGGTGGCTCCGGGAGGGACTCAGTAGGGGTGGACACCGGGGAGGTGGAGATAAGGGCCAAGAAGCCCTCCCGGGGGCTTAATTTAAGGTATATCCCGGATACAGCTACAGTAAAAACTAACCTGGCCATAGCAAAGGCCTGGCTGGATCCTGGGCCACCGGCATACATTCACGTGACACTTCATCAACATGACACCCTCCTGGCCGTTAAGCTGGACTCAGCCCTGGCCAGGGAACAGCATTGGAGGGACCGGTATATGGAGGTAAAAAAGACGCAGACGGTACCACAAAGATTCATCCCTAATTTATATAAGGTGACATTCTGGATAGTGATCATTGAGGTTATTTCTTTAATACTGTTCCTGGTGCTGAAGTTTTTTCGTATCTGAAATTTTTGTATCTTTCCCCCTCATGGTGATATGGCCATAGCCCTATGGCCTCCCGGCCCCCCTTGAGCAGGACAAGGGGGGCCTTTCTTATTTAAAACCATTTTATATAAGGTTCAAAGAACATTTTTTTTATTCAGGGATAGGTCATGTTGAACCTTCTTATTACATTTGTGCCAAGTGTAACAAACAACTGAAACCATGATAACTGCACTAATCCTCATGCAAACCAACGCTGAACTGATTTTCAGCACAATTCAATTTATATTTTTATTCATTAAAACTCTTTAATTATGGAAAAGACAATGTATTTCAACAGCGAAAACGGCCAGGTGTACACCGCTAAGGTTACCCTGAGCAACAATGCCATGTATGCAAAAATAGGCAAGGATGGTTATTATGTCGATGACGAAAAAAAGGAGGCCAGGGTAAAGTACAATACCAAGTACGCCCTTCCCAAATCCTTTGAGAAGATTAACTGGAATGTCCCTATTTTACTGTCTGTAGCCAAAGGGCGCAGTGTCCGGGCCAAAGCCTTTACTGATGTTCCGGATTCGACTGATATGATCTGGACACTTACTGAGTCAGGTCAGCTGAAGTATGTTGAATTCAAGAAGATTTCATTTGTGGATTCTACCCCGGTTGCAAAGAAGGCCCCGGAAAAACCTGTAATGACAGTCGTTCCTAAGGATGAACCTGGCAAGCCCATCCCTCAAAATTCAGAGAAGGCTCAAAAGATCCTTAAGAAGAACGGGATTGACACCAGCCCCAAGCCTGAAATGACCAAGGAACAGGCTGAGGAGATACAGGAAGATTCAAACATTCAGGATGTATTTGATTATTTCAGGGCCATTGAAACTGAAAAAGATTTCAAAAAGGCCATTGATATAATGAATACGGAGGGATACAGCCTGTTTCATAAGCAGTCTCAGAAGGTTATGCATAATGTCAGGTTTGAGAAGGGTCGGAAGTTCATGGTCATTAAAGGGGACACCGAAGATGGAAAACGTACTTTTAAGGCCCTCCCGAGGGCTGTGAGCCGTTATTTCACTCTCCATAGGGTTACCCCCCCCTGTAAAGGATAAGGCCCCTCAGAAGGCTAAAAAATAGTCTCCATCACCAGAAACCAGGCCGGGATGAAACCCGGCTATTCCTGGTAGAAAATCATTCATTAAAATCCTGCACTATGGCACTTGACACAATTGCTGAAATTGAAATCTCCTACAACCCGGAGATACGCCCCTCTGACAGAATTCAAATAAAAGGATCTGACAAGGTGGCTGATGTTCTTATCCAGGACTGGGAAAACCTGGAACTTTATGAGACTTTTAAAATTATGCTATTGAACCGGGCTAACAGGGTACTTGGGGTAAGCACTCATTCAAAGGGTGGAATTGCCGGAACTGTCATTGATGTTAGGCTGATACTTGCCACCGCACTTAAAGCCGGGGCCTGTCAAATAATAATAGCACATAACCACCCCTCAGGAAACTTGAACCCGAGTGAGGTTGATATGACTATTACCAATAAAATCAAGGCTGGATGCAAGGCCGTTGATATAACCTTACTGGATCATATTATTCTCACCAGTGAGTCTTTCTTTAGTTTTTCAGATGAAGGTTTAATTTAAATATAATGCTATGAAAACACTATCGAGAAATGAAATGATGCAATCCCTCCGGACCATGTTCGGGGAGGATGAATTCATTAAGACCTCAGAGGAATTCTCCCAGGAGTTAACTGGTGGAATATGGATGACTGCAGAACCCGGCCCTGACTGGAAGGGACTGCCTGTATTTGATTATTATGAGGAAGCTGATCTCCTGATGAGGGACCTCCGGGCTGAGTTTCCCATAGCCGGTGAATTCAAGCCCTCTTATGACCTGGGGGTGTTAATTGAATTTGGGGATTATTTGAAACAACGGGGCTGGTACACTGAGTGGTATGATGCCGGCACTATGATATTATGGGAGGCTCAGTAATGGTAGAAATTAAGCAACTATACCTGATAGGCCCCGGAGCCTGGATCATCCACTTCGAATATTCAGAGAGCGGGATGAACATATCCGGAAAGATCCTTCATGAAACTAAAACGCCTCTGATCTATCACCCTGAAGTGGCTAAGGGAGTAGTCCTGGCCAGGCTATCAATGGTAATTTAATCCATACCGTTGAGACTTCACCCCTTCTGGATACACCGGGAGGGGTGATCTTTTGGCAGTCTCAATAACATTTATTACATTTACGCCAAGTGTAACAAATAATAAACCTATGGCACAAGTCAGAATCACATTACCCCCCGCCTTAGATCGTAAGGTGGAGAACCTCCAAGCGGAAGAGAAGGAGCGCAATGGAGGGGTACAATTAAGAACAAAGGCAGATCAGTGCGTCAATCTTATCGAGATAGCCCTTGATGCCTTATCCTTCAAGAAGTAACAACCTTAAACAACTATTATGAAAAACGAAAAGTTTAAAGTTCTGGAAGTGGAGATCAAAAATTTCAAGAACATTTCTGATCTCAAGTTTTCACCTGGTGGAAACAATGTTTTCCTGGTAGGTAAAAATGCCGTTGGGAAAACCAGTGTAATACAGGCCGTATGGTCAGCGCTCAGCCAGAAGGCACAGCCTACCATGCCCCTGAAAAGCGGGGAGGAAAAAGGCAATGTCCTGGTGGTCCTGGGTAACGATGAGAAGCGGTACACTATTGAAAGGCGTTACGTGGGAGATAATACCTACCTGGAGATAACATCCCCGGATGGATTCTCAACAACCAGGGTGAGTGCTCTGGAAAACCTGGTGGGAAATATTGACTTTGATGTTTTCCAGTTTGTTGACCTGGCCAGGTCTGTCCCGGGACGGAGACAACAGGTGGATATCGTAAAGCAGATGATCGACCCATCCATTCTGCAGGATATTGATTCATTGAAGTCTGAAATTGCAGAAGAAAAGGAAAATAAGTCATTCTGGACCATAAAAAAGCGCGACCTCGAGGGTAGGTTCAAAGAGGCTGAACTTACATTGAGAGGGGAAAAGCCGGTGCCGGTGGATGTTAAGGAACTGCGCAGTAAGTATGAGGAAGGTCAAGAGCATAATTCCAGGCATGAGCAATTAATTTGGAAACAGACTGACCTCACAGAACAGCAACGCAAACTTGAGGCTCAGCTTAAGGAGGTTAAGGAAAAGCAGATGGCTATATCCAATAAGTTAACGACGATCCCGCTTATTGATATAACTGAGATAGGCAACCAGATCCGTCAGGCTGATCAGATCACAGCGGAAGTTGAAACCTGGGAGGCAGCGGAAAATATCAAGAGCCAATACACTGAGGCCAGGGAAAACATTAAAAAGCAGGATATCAATGTAGCTGACCTTGAAAGTAATATACAGACCCTTATTGCCTCAGCCAAGCTACCGGTTAAGGGACTTACCTTTAATGAGGATGGACTGCTTTATAACGGCCTCCCGTTCGATGACACGGCTCTGGCTACCTCAGAACTCCTGGGCATAGGCCTGGAACTTGCGATGGCTCAGAACCCACAGGCAGGGGTCCTGAAGATTGCTCGCGGGGAGTCAATAGGTAAGGAACTGATGGACTCCATACTGGCCACCGTGAAAAAGCGAGGCTACCAGGTATTCATCGAGCAGGTCAGTGATGAGGCCCAGGAACTGAAGGTTATAATTAAGGAGGCCTGACATGGGTAAGGTTAAGTATTTTTATAAGGCCAGGTGCTTTTATACAGTGGAAGGGGAGATTGAACTTGAAAAGACTGCCAGTACTAATGTAATGTTTTCAATGATCCGTGAAAAGCATAACATCCCGAAGGAACTCGGGATTGATATATCAATAAAAACTGAAGGCTATGACGAGGCTACAAAAAAAAGCAGATCAGAGGCAATTAAATTTTCCAAGCGAACTGATAAGGATGAGATTTCACCTTAAAGTAATCTGTACCGTGTCCAGGTTGACGGGAGATAATATGCCCCTTCGCAGAGAACTGGAAGTTGATAAGGATATGCACTTCATTTCATCCAGGGTTATAGCCCTGGAACTCGAGGCACTTTGACAGGTGCCTCGATTTTCTTATATTACATTTTATTCACTAAACAACTACAATTATGGAAATCATTAAGGCGCACGAGCCTATTCGTGCAACGACGATCCGGGTCCTGATTTACGGGGAGCCTGGGATTGGAAAAACTACCCTCGGACTAACGGCTCCCAGGCCCTTGCTTGTGGACTGTGATAGCGGGGTGCGAAGGGTGGCCCCGCAGTTTCGATCTGACTATGTCCCGGTGACATCATGGAAGGATATCCTGGACGTCACTGAAGATCAACTCCCGGATTATGAAACGCTGGTCATCGACACCGTAGGTAAGGCTATGGAGTTTCTTGCTGACCAGGTGAAAAAGGAAAACTATAAACTCACCAGTAAGACCGGTGGTCTCACCCTTCAAGGATGGGGAGCGCTCCTGGCACAATTCACGGACTTCCTGGGTAAGGTACAGCGCAGGGGTAAGCATATTGTCTTTGTTGCTCATCACCGGGAAGGCCAGGAGGATGAAAAGCGGTATTTCAGGCCTGATATCTCCGGGAGATCACTCGGTAATATTGTACGGGATATGGACCTGGTAGGATATATGCAGTCCCGCAATAATGAACGTACCATCTCCTTCAATCCCACTGATGCATTTTACGGGAAGAACACTTGCAGCTTACCCCCGGTAATTAATATTCCGGATCTGTCACAAAGTGCAAGCAAGCCCCTGTCAAATATCTTTGGCCAGTACGAAACCATGCTCGAATCCCAGGCTGAAGTAATGAAGTCTTATGAGGAACTTCTATCTGATATTGATATCCAGGTGGGATCAATTGAGGATCCTGACACGGCTGACTCCTTCTTCACCTGGTTTCAGGATATAGTTGAGATTTGGGACAGCCATTCCATTGCCAGGCTGAAGGTTGGGGAGAGGCTTAAAGATTTGAAAATCAAATTTGATAAGACCTCAGGCCGGGCCGTTTGGATAAACCCCCCGGTAGCTAAAGAATCTGTACCTTCACAGGACAAAAAGGATACAAATGTATAACATATATGCTACCCTCCTGGACAGCTTTCAATACATGCTGACAGGAAAGTTCGATACAACCGAACAGGATATCATTGATCAACTTAACCGAGTTGAGATACCAAAAACGGAGGCCATGCTTAAAGGTACAGCCTTCCATTCCCTGACTGAAGGCCTGGCTGAAGTTTTAACGCCAAAGGATGGTTACTATGAATTTGAGTTTTGGAAATTTCCGGTTGGTCCAGTGGAAACTATTTCTGAGGCACGTAAAGGGGGCCTGCATGAGGCTTTTGTCGAGACATACCTTGATACGCCCCGAGGGGAGATAAGGCTTTACGGGATAGCTGACACCCTCCTGCGGGGGGATATCCTTGATGTGAAATGTACTGGCCGGTACCAGGCTCCCCGGTATAATAGATCCTGGCAGATGAAAACCTACCTAAAAATTACCGGTTCAAAGATGATTAAGTTCCTCATAACTGATTATGATTTTGTGTATGGAGAGGAATACACCTGGCAACAATCCTGGGATAATGAACTCATGGATCATATTGTCAGGGTGATTGACTTCATTGAGGCCCGTGCTGATTTAATAACCCATAAAAAAGTTTACCATGATCCGAGACAATGATCCAAGAAGGTATCTATTTTTCGATACCGAAACCACCGGTGTCCCGAAGGACTACCGTGCTCCTGTTACTGACTCTGAAAACTGGCCCCGCCTGGTGCAATTAGCCTGGATATTCCAGGCTGCCGGGGAGCCTGACCAGGTAGGTAATGATATTATCTATCCTGACGGCTTTAAAATTCCGGAGGATGCCAGTGCCATACATGGCATAACTACTGAAATAGCCAAAGAGAAAGGTGTTCCTTTAGCCAATACCCTATCAAAATTTTTAAACCTGGTGGATAGGGCTGACCTCATGGTAGGGCATAATATCAGTTTTGATATAAATATAGTGCGGGCTGAGATCCACCGGGTAAAGCTGGATGATGCCCTGGAAGGAAAGGGATCATTATGTACTATGATGAAATCTACAAACTACTGTAAGATGCCAAAGAAAGATGGGCGTAAGGGGTATAAATGGCCTACCCTTCATGAACTATATTTTACCCTATTTAATAAAGGCTTTGAGGACGCTCACGATGCCAGGGGTGATATAAGCGCAACGGTCAAGTGTTTCTGGAAGCTTTATGAAAAACAAGTAATACTGCTATGATACGAGGATTTGAAAAATACACGAAGGATCTAACTGTAGTTGATAAGCGGGTTGCTGAGGCTTTGGCAAAGATGCTGTCAGCCAGGGAGGGATCTGATCTGGCCATGACTAATGAGAGAATAAGCTACTGGTTAAAAACAAAATATTGGAACCAGGAGTTTTCTGACTCAAAGATCCGGAAGTTAATAAGTTATATCAGGCTGTCACATTTGTGCCGAAGGCTGGTGGCCACCAGTCAGGGATATTACGTGGAGCCTGATGATGATAAGGTCCGGGAATATATCCTGTCTTTAAGGGAACGGGCTGGAGCTATTGACGCTATTGCTGAGGCCATAGAAAAGGACATCACTCCGGTGCCTCAAAGCGGGGATCTGTTTGGATCAATAAGCCATACCTCACCCCGGGAGCCAGAAGATTGATATATCACTGAAATTTTTTATATTACACCACACTAAATTCTGCAATTATGGAAAAATGTAAATTCTGCGGGGGGGGTGGCCCCCTTCATAACCATCACATAATACCTGGAATTGAAACCAGTGATAATAAAATAAAGCTATGCATTGATTGTCACTTCAAAGTTCATCATCCTGATAAGTTAAATGGAAATAGTGATCAATTTGAAGAATACTTTAAAGACGTAATTTCAAGGGATTTGCTTTCTGATGGATGGGGTATTATGCCTCGTAAAATACTTTATAATAATGAATTAACATCACTGGCTAAATTAATGTATTGTGAGTTATCAAGTTTAAGTTCCAGTAAAGGGTATTGTTGGCCAAGTAATTCATATTTAAGTGATCAATTTAATGTCACTGAGCGAACAATAAGGCGGGCATTAACTGAGTTGGAACCATATTTGATTATTCAAAATAGAGGGGGGGCAGGAAGATTAATCTTTATTCATAAAGTTAACCAGGACAAAAATGTCCGGGTTGATTATGAACATGGACAAAAATGTCCACCCCTTAGCAGTACTACCTCTATTGAATCTTTATCTTCTATTAAAGAAGAAGAAAAGATCAAGAAAAAAGAAAACATACAAAAGAAAAAAGAAGTTATCGAGGCCACAGTTACGGAGGTTATTGATTATTTGAACTTGAAGGCTAATAAGCGGTTTAATAGTAAGACGGAGGCACACCGTAGGTTTATACGGGGCCGGTTAACTGATGGGTTCAAACTTGATGATTTCAAGAAGGTTATTGACAAGAAGGTAGCCAAATGGACAACCAACCAGGCAATAAGGTCACAGATGAATGACTATTTAAGGCCTGAAACATTATTCTGTGCTAAGCACTTTGAGTCATACCTTAATGAATCTGAATACTATCCATATAAAATCTCAGGGATAGATTATACTCAGGTAAATGGAATTACTTAAGGAGCGCTACAAGGAGATCCTGGGTAAACTCCATAACCGTAAACCAGGAAGGCCCTCAACTATATTGATGGAGGGCCAGTTAGATTTACTTATTGACCTGGTAGGTGATATAGGAACTGAATTGATATCCAGTGATTATGTTATTGACCAGGATAATGATCAGATGATTGAGAATTTAATTCTCTATTTTATAGGGGATCCCCTCTTTCCAGGTGACTTGTCAAAGGGGCTACTGATGGTAGGTGGCCTTGGTACTGGTAAAACTACCCTATTCAAAATTTTCCGTGAGATTCTCACCGGCCTACAAATCAAAGATTGGAACCTAAGGGTAGTGAAATGCACTGAGGTTGTGGAGGCCTGGGAGCATACTGGATGGGAGGGTGTAGCTAAATATAAAACCGGAGCATGGTGCTTCGATGACCTCGGGGAGGAAAACCTTGAGGCGAACCATTATGGCAGCCGGTATAATGTTATGGCTAAGATTCTGTCTGACCGTTATGAACGCTGGCAGGATGAGGGCCAGATTACCCATATATCAACTAACTACATTCCGAGTTTACTCGAGTCGAAGTACGGGGAGAGAGTTATGGACCGTATCGCTCACATGAGTAATGCCATGCTATTTAATAAACAAATAAACAGGAGGTTTCAGAAATGAGCAGACCATTATTAACCCAGGCACAATTAAAGGACAGAACGACAGCTATAATCCACCAAATAGTTGAGGATTTTGGTGGTCATGATAACAGGGCCTTTATAAAGGCTTTAAAGGACTTTCGTAAGGCGGTGGTCCTGGAGGTTCACTATGAGTATGGGAGGCGTCTGAGGGGCGTAAAAACAGATATTGAGGCTTTATATTAACCAATAATTAACTACTATGAAAACAAAAACATTTGAAAATGAGCTTACTGATTGATGATTTCTGCATTGCTGACACCGGCCTGGTTAAAGGAGGGGTGACTATAATAGTTAGCGCAACCATACCCTCAGTTACAGATCCTGAGCCTGATGACTATTCAGAGGCCTTACAGGAGATAAAACAGATCCAACCATTTACCCCCTTAAAAATTTACGGGGTGAGGGTGGCACGTAATAAACGGTGGTATAATACAGACTATGGGTATATCAATGAGATAGCCCTATATGGGAAGGAGGTGCAAATTGAAAAGGATGTCAAGTAAACGGGCCAGGAAGGAAAGGGAATTGCGTAAGGTTGAGGCTGAACTGGATATGTTGCCAGGAAACCAGCGTTGCTACTTTTACCCCCTGGAAAGGAAACGGGAATATCATCACATTATCCCGAAGTCAGAAAGTTTTAATCTTATTGCTGAACCTGGTAATTTACTGCCGGTAGGAGGAACGGCCCATGCCATATTAGATCAAGGTACCATTAGTGAGATCATGGGCCTACCCCGCATTCATGACTACCTGGCAAAGATGCTGGAACTTAATGAGGGTTACTATAATAGATTTATTCACTTACGCTTAACTAAATAACTATGTATCAAAAATTACTTTTAATTGGACACGTCGGGAAGGATCCCGAGACAAAATACCTGGAAGGGGGTACTGCAGTTGCTAACTTAACCCTGGCCACCAGTGAGACATACCGTAACCGGGACGGGGAAAAAGTTACAAACACTGAATGGCATAATGTTGTTTTTTGGAGGGGCCTGGCTGAGGTCGTTGAAAAATATGTAAGGAAGGGTTCACTTATCCAGGTGGAAGGGAAGATACGGACCCGCTCCTGGGATGACCGCGATGGGAATAAGCGATATACTACTGAGGTGGTTGCAGATGGGATGTTAATGCTGAGTAAAAAGACTGATGAAAGAGAACCCCTGCAGGAGCATGCCAGTGGACCCTCACCAAGACAAGAGCCAATACCCTCAGTATCTATCCCGGGGGAGGAACCAGACGATTTACCTTTTTAATCATGGAACAGCCATTTGAACTTGAAGATATTGAGGCCGTAATAGTTATCATAAAGGCTAAGGGGAAACATTGGAGCATCATGCCTAAGCCTGGACGCAAGGAGGAAGGTAATAATTTACGTGTTGCCCTGGCTGTAGTCTTACTGGAATCTCATAAAATAGTCATACCTTCATTGGAGGAAATACGTAAACAAAACAAAAAACAGCCATCCAAATAAAATCAATGAGATGAGACTAAGGTTTTTAAACTATCGGAAATACAAAATGGGTAAGATGCCTTTAAGGTTTTATCTACCATGTTTCCATAAGTTTTGGAATGGTGAAATTTGGCATTTTACAATCTTTAGGGATTACGGTATTGAGTTGGATTTTAGGAAAGGCAGTATTATAGATTGGCTATTAACGAAAAAAGAAAAACAGGTCTTTTTAGAACGATGGTTTATGAAACGTAATTAATATGGATAATTACGAACATTTATATAGCATTCAAAAGTTAAGGAGAAACAATGAAACCGAAAATAAAATTATGTGATGGGTGTAATGTTAATCAGCCGTGGGAACATAGGTGTCATGGCGAAGGATGCTCTTGTGAGGAAATAGGATGTAAATATCACCAGGGTCGAATTAGTTATGATGAAGTGATGAAAATTGTTAAAGAGGAACAGCCATGAATGAAATACAGCAATACAGGCAAGACTCTGCTAAGTGGATGGGATATGAGTATCGAATAGATAAAATTCCGTTTTACGAAAGTGATGGATCAGTTTCATACAATTCCTCTCCTAATTGGCATCCAGATGAATCCTATGAACAGATGCATATGATGTGGAATAAATTAAACAATAAAGAAGTGTGTAATATTCATTGCAATGTTTGTAATGGAACATTAATAGAAATAGCACAGATAAAGCCCTGGGCAGAATTAGGTGAAGGGTGGGACAAAGATATCCGCATCGCCTTTATGAAAGCTTGGACTGAATATTATAAAGCCATAAGCCATGAATGAAATAACCAATAAAACAGAATAAAGATGAAAACAGCAGAAGAATTTTTAAATGAAAAAATGGGAGATAAATCGAATTGGCCCGAACCCTATCCTACATTTAGGTCAGAACTTATTGACTGGATAGAATCCTATGCAAAGGAACATGCTAAAGCGGGATATAAAGCAGGTGTATTAAATGCTTATACCGTTTTAAATATAAATAAATCCTTTGAAGATTGGTACACTGAATACTTAAAATAGATAAGAAATGACAATTAAAAAGGCGATTGAAAAAATCATCAATCCTGACCACAGGCTTATACTTGCAAGTGAAACATCCTACAATGTAGATAAGAGGCTCAGGGATGCTATTCTTTTACTTGCTGAAGCTATTGATAAATTAAACGAAAGCCATGAATGAAATAGAAAAGAAAGCAACAGAAATCGCTGAAAAAATAAGTGGTGTACAACCGAGAAATCCATTTGCAGAAGCTA